GTACACGTCAATGTACATGTCCATCATTGGAATGGAATCAGAGTACGCATACATAGAAACGTTGAAATATGTTCCTGGGTCTACAGGTATCTGAGAGGTGTTAGCTAATTCCCAAGTAGTTGCTGTAGCAGTGAACTTACCACTATGAGTGCTTGGATATCCTTCCATAGGGTAGTTAGTTGGGTCTTGTGAAAAACTTAGACCTGTTAATGTCCACCCAGTATCGTCTACTTCAAAAGAAGGATTTGCAATGTAGTTAGTTTGTGAGGGCTCCAACTGCACTGTAACTGCTCTTGCCTCATCATAAACAACAGTTGTTCCAACTTGGAAGCAAACCATATCTACATAGTACGTTCCAGCAGCAGACCAAGAAATTTTCAGTCCTGCATAACTTGCTGCTCCAACATCCGCTTCATCTGCGTTGATGATTTGAGATGCTAATTGCCAGGAATTGTTAGCTGCAGTTGAGCTGCCAGGAATTGTGTAGACAGCGTTATCGTCAGCATCATAGAAGGTAACAGAAGGCGTTACAGAGCCAGCACTAGTTGGAGATTTAACTTGGAAAGAATATGCGTAATGGTTTCCAGGAGTGATTGGAATTCCCTGAGATACAGGTGAGGTGTTTCCTAATGAAATATTGCCCGCACCACTAGCAACAATCTTTAGTGTATAAACTTGGTCAATTACATTTGATATTGCTGTGTTTGGAAGAAGCTCATCTGTGTAACTAATGGTTGCATTAGTAGCAACCCAGTTTCCTGTTGACTTATAGAAGGTAGAATCTTGAACAGATAGCAAAAGATTAGGAGATACAGTTACGTTGGTAAGAAACCCAGTCAAAGCTTGTGAGTAATTCTTTAATCCTAATGCAGTTCCTTTTTGAGAGTAAAGGTAAATAGCGTCACGAATAAGTCTGCGTTGGCTAACGATTGGTAGATTAGATTCTAGTTCCATGCCTACACTGAACATTTCAGCAGGGATAGTGGTGTAGTTTGATGGGTCAACGTTGTGGTATGGCCTTAATAGTTGAAGCTGTGTGAGCATCTGCTCATATGTAAATGCCATTCCGTCTAAGAAGTTATAGAGGTCAGATTTAGCTTCATCTGTTTTTTGGGGCACTACACCAAAAGGGCTAAGAACATCGCTTGTTAGTGTGCGAGGAAGAAGGTTAATCATTTTACTCATGACATCAGTATCTGAAGGAACTACGTCGTAAATTTCTCCTGCTTTAACCCAAATTTTTTGGTCTGTGTAAAGGAATGCACGGTAGTAAAGATTCTTACCTGGAACTATTGGGATAAATGTAGAGTCAGCAGTGTTTTCTTCACCATCTTTTAAAAGAGTTTTGCTTAAAGTACCTGAAAGATTAGAACCATCAGAGTTGCTTATCTCGTAAGCAATGACCCCATCCTCTGCTGTTTCAGGAAACCCGTTTTGATTTCTCACAATGCGGAATCGGGTAAAGACACCAACAGCATTTTGCCATGTTACATACGCCTCATCAAACTTTAAGACGTTAATAGTCATAGGTGCTACTGAGTATGAAAGCTTAGGAGTTTCGCCGTATTTGGCTCCTCCATAAACTATGTCACCATACTTTGACATAAATCACCGCCCTTGTTATGGAGTTCCGCCGCTAATGGTAGCTGTCCAAGCAGCCGTTGTTCCGTTGTTAGTAAGAATGTAATTATTAGTTCCTGATGAAATTGTTGGAAGACCTGTCAAAGTAACCCAAGCAAAATCGTAATTTGTAGATGACTGTTTTTCAAGAACTTGGTATTGCGTTCCTCCTGTGGGAACCATGGCTGCATGAGCAGCATGTAGACCATATTCAATGTTATTGAGTCTGTCTTTTAAAGTGTTCCAAGTATATGAAATAGGTTGTTCAACATAGGTTCCTATCCATCCAGAGCTTAATGTTGGGTAAGTTCCCAGAACTGTTTCTAAAGAGACAACCTCTGCACGAAGGGTATTCACGTGTGCAGCAAGGACAGTGCTGGTAAAGTCAACAACGTCTGTTCCATAGGAAACAAGGTTAGCTGGGTATGTAGGTGAAACGTTTGCCACTAGTCTGTCCTTTCAAACCTGTAAGCTTATTTTCTCTGGTTTGCCCTCTTTTTACTGCCTTAACTGCTATCCGTTGCTTCCATGAGTGTGACTTGGGCTTGTTCTAGAAGCCAAAGTAGTGTGTAAAGTAGTTAACTGAGACTCTATGGAAACAATTCTAGTTTCGTGGTCTTTTAATTTGGCTGCCATAGCAAGCAGGGTTGCAACTAAATCTACTTCTTGTGTGCCATCTGGTTGTGTAACTATGATTAAGTAAGGAGTAAGGCCGGTTAAAGAAACCGAATTAAGTAATGGCTTTATTAACATCTTTTTGCTTTTGTCTTGGTGTTTTCCAAACTCCCCTATCCATACAGGGTAAGAAGGGTCTCCTGCCTGGAACATAACCCACACTCCCTGACCAATAGCAGGTGCAGGCAGGTCTAATCCAACAGGGGTAATAGGAAGAATCCAATCAGTGCTTAAAGGCTTTTGAGTAGAGCCTTTAGGAGTGTTAAAAAACTGAAGGGTTACCTTTACACGGTTTTGTTTCTTAGGGTCCTTGTTATCCAAGACCGTAGCTTTATAAACACCGTTTAAGGTCTTAACACTGTCCGTCATTACATAGAACCAAGACTAATGTTTCCTTCTTGGAAACGAAAGATTTCAGGTTCATCCCCAACTAGAGTATTTAGTCCCGAATCTCCTTGGCGATGCAACACTGTTACCTTGGCAAGTTTTACAGAGTTCAAGCCATTTAAGGTGTACTCAATATCTTGTTGGTGAATTGTTTGAGCAAAATCATTGTTGTAGTAACCGTAAGCAGTAATTATTGTAGATTTAATTTCAGCTTCCACTTCTGAATTTGTGTATTGTGGGTTAGCTAAATATTGAATTGCAATAACAACGTCTACATAAGTAGGTGGTTGAATAGTCAATGATGTACCAATCAATAAGCTTGGAGTCAAAGCATTTACCACTGTTGTTGATAGGTCTGTAAACTCAGTAGTTGGGCTTCCGTTGCTATCTAGTCCAGGAGCTAAATCATTATCTGTAGCATTTCTTTTTGGACCAATATAAAGCGTTACAGACGTCCAGTTAGTTCCTGAAACCCCCTTTGCTTTGCCTGCACCAGCTCCAATAGCAAGGCTCTTAAAATCCTCAAGAGTAATTGCACGGCTGTTTGCACGAAGATAAAGAGGAGCAAGATAACGAACAACTTCAATAGTATCTGGGTCCGTTCCTCCTGTGGCTACTGTCTCATTAAGAACTGAAATGTTAGTTACAAAAGCTGCAAAGTCGTTTGTGTTTAACCCTGGAACGTACTCAATGTTTTCAATTATTCCATTAAGAATGTTTCCAATGGTTCCTCCACCTACAGTGTACAGTGCTCTAATTTCTTTTAAGTTTACTGGAATCAATCCTGAAATACCGTTACCAAATTGAATATAGATGTTGTTATCAGAGTCACTAAATGTGGTAAACACTTGGTCGCTAGGACCGCTATCAAGAATATGTTTTACTTCTTTCCACTTAGAGTAAGAAGTTCCGTCTTTAATGTAAACAGTAATTGAGCCATCTACAACAGGAGATTCTCCAAGTAAGAATACTTGGTTAGGACTTCCATCGGAAGAACCTACGTATTCTCCATATGCGTTTGCATTTGCAGAAACAAGAGAAACTGATTGACCATGTGTTGCATCTACATAAACGTAGTTATTAGCGGAAGCTGTAGCATCTATTGTTGTTGTAAAGTAAACTTGATTAACAATATCTTTATTTGTTCCTGTAACAACGTCTCCGTACACAACTGTGCCAGCAGGAACAGCAATGTCTACATCAGATGAATTTGTAAACTTAACCGAAACCGTTGCTGATTTATAGCCTGATGGGTTGTATCCATAGGTCTTAGCAAGGTTGTAAACACTCTCTCGTTGAGTTGCTGTTGCTATGTAAGATTCGTTAGCAGCTCTGTCAATATAAAAAGACATCAAGTCTCCCATATAAGAAAACGCTTCAATTAAAGCAATTCCAAAATCTGCAGGATTGTTACCCGTCCATGTTGGTATACGGTCTTGAACACGAGCAATTAGCTGGTCACGAATTGCATAGTAATCACGGCTTGTATAATCAACCGATACCGGAATAAGGGATGGAGGTGTGATTGTCATAGGTTCTCCTCTGAGGCTGGGCTATTTCCGTCAATGGTGATAAGGGCAATAGTTGTTGTTGCAGTTTCTTGGTTGTTTGGTAAGTCATAAACAATGCTGATGTTCACAGTGTTTGAGTACTCGTCATATGTAATATCTGCTTTTTCAAACGTCAACAAAGGAAGTTGATTAGCAAACGCTGTTCGTATTTCGCTTGAGATGAGAGAGTCGGCCGCATCCACAGTTTCCATAAATGCAGAAGGAACTAACGTTCCAAAGGTAGGCAACATAACTCTCTCGTTTAAGTTTGTTCCGATAACAGAACGAACTCTGTCAGCCCAAATTTTTGCTTGGTCTACCGTAGAAGTTATGGAGCCATATGGGTCTACTGAAAAGGGTAATGAGATAGCTGTTTCCATTAACCTACCCACTTCCTAGGAAAAGCCTTATAGCTTGAATTGCCTTGATTAAATATCTGAGATGGTGCACTGATTCTAGCAGGAGTGCTTTTAACCTTAATGCCTGTAACGTTTTCAACAGGGATGTTTCTTGTTCCAGACATAGTTATAGCTGAAACTGGACGACTACCACTAGATTTATTTTCTCCCAAACCATCGGTCATGCAAGTAAACTCACAGATATAACGACCATCCATGAACCCTGTATGAACTGCTTTGTCTACTACCCAAAAGCCATCAGTAAAATCTCCTGTGCCATTAATCTCTACGGTTTTATACGGAGCGATTCTTGGGTCACCTTGTGCCTGCCCTTCGGCATGAATAGAAAACCTTCCCAGTTGAGCAAATGCTTCAGCCATTGCCTTAGCTTCTGCAGGAGTTTCTACGATTCTTGAAGGCACTATCTCCTGAAACAATTCTGTAGTTGCTTTCTTTTTTAGATTCTTTCCAACTTTAGAAGGAGAAGCAACGTGGCTAAAAGATTTACCTGTAGTGCTATCTATTCCTGAAACAATTTTGTCTTTTTTAGTGTGTTTACCAGCTTCGTGGATGTCACCGACAAGAGGCTTAAACACATCTAGAGTTTGACCTTCTATGCTTGTACCAGAGTTATAAAACGCATCTTGAAATGACAAAACAGGTATGTTAGAAATAAACGCATCAATCATTTTGTCAATAGGATGAAAGTGAAGTTCTACACCATAAATTTGTGCTACATAACCTACACGTTGAGCAAGCTCTTGAATCTTTTCCCAATAAGAATGACCAGTCATAGACTGTTGTGCAAACCTGACTGGGCTCTGTGTAACAATAGGTTTTAACTTTGCTATTTTAGAAATATCAGTAACAATTTCTGAAGCAGTTTTGTTGTTCCATACTTTTGCTCCACCTTCTTTAAGAGCAAACCCTGTACCCATGCAAGTGATGATGGTGTCTCGTGTCTGTGTGGATTGAGTAACAGTACGGACACTGTATAGGTGACCAACAAACTCGCCAGATGCTCGGCCTGTCTTCCACTTCAAACGCACAAGTGCGCCGGTCTTAAAAGACTTTAAAAAGAAAGGATTGATTACAGGGAAGGTGAGTTCAAGAACATCGTGTTTTCCTTGTTCTTGCACTAGTCTAAACTTTTTTGGTTGAACGTTAAAAGAAGGAAAGTCAGGAAACTCAACCGTGTAACTAGTGCCGTATCTTAACTGGCGTGTTTCGTTACTCATTAGGAATCCTTAATTGAGTTCCTGGTGGAATCTCAAATGGATTTAAAATTTCTGGATTAACATCCATAATCATCCACCAAAGTTCTGGATTACCTAAGAACTTAGATGCAATACCTTCAATGCGGTCAATCTCATTGACTGTGTAATATCGGTAATCAACAATGTAAGAAGGCCAAGTTCTGTACACAGCTTGCTCATGATTTCCAGAGTACTCCCGGTAAACAACTGGCAATGCTCCATCAAGGTATCTACTGTCTGAATAAATCATCTGATATCACCTTTACTTTAGAGTCTTACTGATGTCAGAAAAGTTGTACTCTGGGAATCTTCTACATGTAATATTTATAGTTGACCATATAGGAATCATTCTTGAATTAAAGATTATGTGATTTACAGATATATCTGTAACTTGAACACGGTATCTAAGGCTATTACCAAGATGAAGTTCTACTGGGAACTGCAACAAAAATCCCATATCATTTGTCTTTAATCCACTGACATCTGAGGTATGGTCTAAAAACGCCCAACCATTAATAGTTTTCATTAACCATTCAACGTCATACATAGTTCCTTTTTCATATATTGCTTTGCGTTCAGCAGTTGGAACATCATATGCATAAGGAAGTTTTGGAACGATAGGTAACCCAGTAATATTGTCTGTAGCTTGATAGCTTCCATCAGGATTTAAATAGTTAGCATCTTGCATACGGTTTAAAGGAATCCAAAAACTAATGCTTGAATTTGTTGAGCCAGGTGCCGCTGGAACAATGGAATCTAAACCTTGTAGCAAAGCTTGGTTATTGGTAAATGTAGTTTGGCCCCACGTCATGGCAACAGTTTGAGGATTATAAAGAAACTTAAATCCGTTCATCTGTGTTGGTACTGGCTTGCCTTGTTTCTTTAGAGAAGCAGTTATCTGCATAGCAGCAGAAGATTTCCAAAGGTATCTATCCATTTGAAAAGCGCCTTTTGCTGCATGCACTTTGCCATCTTTTGTTGTCCAAGCATTCTTTGCGTTTTGATACGCTTGTAAATCTACTTGACCAAACACACCATCATCTGTGCTGATTGGAGTTGGATTAAAGATTGCGTTGTCAACCATTGG